CACGACGGCTACACCCACTCCTCCAAACCTAAGTCTTGCGAGGCGATGCTGAATGAATGGCGTGGCATCAGAAAGCAAGTGTGGAAAAATTTTGATGCTGATATTATTCATGGCACTCCGGGGAGTGCGCTTGATGAAGTGGAGTACTTGCCTTTGGAGGACATCGTGGCTGCGCTCAAGGACAAGGATTATTTCGGCGGCTGGTGGTTGCCAAAAGGCGAGAAGCATTTCAGGATGATGCTCCGGAAAAGCCGAATAGTTCACGGGCGAAAAACATATCAATATCAGAAGCTCTCCCCGGCAGTGGATCTTGTCAAGGACAGAAAAGGGATTGCGATTGACGTTGGGTCAAATGTTGGGTTCTGGGCATGGCATCTTGCGCGCGAGTTTGATTGCGTGCATTGTTTCGAGCCTGTCCCGATTCACAACGAGTGCTTGAGGCTCAATTCGCGTGGCATGGATAATATCAGCATTCACGAGGAAGCGCTGAGCGATAAGAGGTGCGAAGTTGAGCTGCTGGTATATGATGGGAACTGTGGAGCGACGCACGTCAATCAGGATTGTTCCCGAGAGGGCGAAACATTCACAAAGGTAAAATCTAAATGCCGCACGCTTGATAGTTATAATTTTAAGAGTGTGAAGTTTTTGAAGATTGACTGTGAGGGGTTTGAGCTGGCTGTTTTGAAGGGCGCGGGAAAGACTTTGCGAAAGAACAGCCCGGTGGTTGTTGTGGAACAAAAAAAGGAAAATGAGCGCTTTGGTTTACCATCGAAAGGCGCGGTTGAATATTTGGAATCGTTCGGGTATGTGGTCCGGCGCGTATTGGCCGGAGATTATATTATGGTGAAGGGCGATACAAATGGAAGATAGGATGTCGATGGTTCACGTTCGAGAGAATACTGATAGCCCTTTAATAGTTGCTGAGATTGGCGTGTGGGAGGGAGATAATGCCCGGCATTTGATGGACTTGAATCTGAGGCATTTGTTTCTGATTGATCCTTATAAAGCATATGAGCGCCACAGCCAAGAAGAGGTGGATGAAGCCATGGGCATTGCTTTGCCGAAAATCGCTTCACATCCGAATGCTTACAAAACCAGCTTCATCAGGATGGAATCTGTCGGGGCTGCCACGCTTTTCACTGATGAATATTTCGATTATGTTTACATTGATGGCAACCACACTCCTGATGCTGTCAGCCAAGACTTAGAAGTGTGGTGGCCGAAGGTGAAGGCTGGAGGATATTTTGCTGGACACGATTATAGTTCAAGTGCCGGAGTGATGCGCGCGGTTGATCAGTTCTGTGGGGCAAGGAGTCTCAAGATCTTTTCATGGGCACCTCCAGGGACAGAGGATGGCCCAGGGCATCTTGCGGACTGGCTTATTGAGAAGAAGGGTTGACATGGGCCTGGGCGATGAAATAATGGCGATGGGCGAGGCTGAAGCGCTGTATGAGGCGACAGGCAGACCAGTAGCCATTTGCGATCAACGCAGTAAACCTCGTTGGCACGAAGCGTGGGAAAATAATCCGGCGGTCAGCAGGGTGCTGGGGAGTGGCGTTGATTGTATCATTAATTGTCCAGGGAAAAGATCGTACATTCAGTGGTGGCGTCACAATCCTCGCCGGACGGAATTTATTCTTGAACATCGCGCAAGGGCCGGGAAGATTTGTTTCACCATCGAGGAAGAATGCAGAGCGCGTGCCATGGCTCCGGGAGGGGTATTTGCGATCATTGAACCGGGCACTCGGGCGAGTTTGCGGAGCAGTCGGAATAAGGACTGGGGGATGGAACGCTGGGCAGAAGTCATTCGTGATTTTCCTGTTCCGGTGTATCAGTTTGATATTGGAGATGCAACACCTTTGCTGAAAGGTGTGGGCATTATTGATTCAGATGATTTCCGAATATCAGCAGCGATAGTGAAATTTGCCGTGCTGGTTTTGACTATTGACGGAGGCATGCATCATCTCGCAGCGAGCGTGGGAACAGATGCTGTGGTAGTGTTTGGTGGGTTCTGTGATCCTAAAATCACAGGATATGATTCTCATGCAAATTTCTATTCTGATATTGACGGAAGTCCGTGCGGGTGCTATGCTCCCTGTCCACATTGTAAAGAAGCGTTGGAATTGATAACTCCAGCGCAGGTCCGGACAGAAGCTCTGAAACGAATAGGAGGGGCGGCAACATGTCACTTGACTCAGGAAAATTAAGGCATAGGCTGATCCTTCTTTTTCTCGCGGAGGATCAAGACTCTGATACTGGGGAGATGGTGGAAAGCTGGGAAGAGTATGATACTGTGTGGGGGTCGTTTGAGCCCTACAGCACGAAAGATGTTTTGCTAGCTCGGAGCGCGCAGGAACAGTCTTCAGCGCGTGCTGTTATTCGATACAAGGAGGAGGTGACATCCGGCATGCGCGTGTCTTTCCGGAGTCGATTGTATAAGATTGACGGCCCACCTCTCCCTGATCCGGAAAGTGGGAACGAATATATGACGCTGATGCTTTCGGAGATAGTGGATGTTTGATATAACATATACGCTTGAAGGGGTGGAGCCTCTCACCAAAGCTATGGCAGAGGTTGGGCATGAAATTAGTTATAAAGGTGGGAGAGCCGCTTTGCGCAAAGCTGCCAATCTAATTGCAGATGCTGTGAAGCGGAGTGCGCAGAGATTGAATGACCCAGATACGGCAGAACAGATTTTTGAAAATGTGGCGGTACGCTGGAGCACTAAAAAGTTTAAACGCTCTGGTGACTTGATGTTCCGGGTGGGGATCCTTGGGGGTGCTCGCTTCTCTGCAGGGAAAGGTGGCGCGAATCCTGGCGGCGATACGTGGTATTGGCGCTTGCTGGAGTTTGGTACGCGTAAGATGGGGGCCCATCCCTTCATGCGCCCAGCATTGGAACAGAATGCGCATGCAGCTGCAGCAGAGTTTATTCAACAGGCTAAGAAGGCAATTGCGCGTGCCGTGAAGAAGGCGGCGAAAGGCAAGAAATGAACCCACCCATTTTTACTATTGTGGCTGCAGATTCTGGGGTGACGGCTTTGCTGGGTACGGATCCTGTTCGATTTTTCCCGTTTGGTCAGGCGCCTGATGCAGCTGAGATGCCGTATGCTGTCTGGCAGACTATTTCGGGCAGCCCTGAAAATTATCTGTCTGGAGTTCCGAGCATAGATGGGTGGTTGGTGCAGGTAGATGTATATGCAAAGCGCGGCACCACCGCTCGCACCGTGGCAGAAGCGCTGCGCGATGCGATTGAATTGGAAGCTTATATCACCGCGTGGCGTGGTGAGAGCAAGGAGGAGGATAATATTTTTCGATATTCATTTGATGTTGAATTTCTGACTGAGAGATGACTTTTTTGGCTTTTATTATAAGGAGATAACCATGGGAGCCAAACTGACTAAAGGGACGCAGATTTATTTTATTGACCCGGCTGATGATACTGTGACTGAGATTACAGAGGTCACAGGCTTCAATCCTGGCGGCGCGCCGTCTGATCAGATCGAGGTCACCGCATTGGACGATGATGCGAAGGAGTTTATGCGCGGTATGCGTACTCCTGGCACGGCAACCATCGAGATCAATCCGGACCCAGAGAACGTGTCGCACTCTCGCTTGCACGAACTGTTTCTGGATGACACTGTGGAGTCCATCCCCTTCTGTGTGGGCTGGTCTGATGGGACAGTTGATCCCACCGCTGATTCTGATGGTGCGTTTGATCAGACGGCTGTGGCGCGGACGATGTATTACTTTGATGGCTATATTGCTGACTTCCCGTTTGATTTCAGCATCAACGCAGTCGTCAAGTCGACCATCTCCGTTCAGCGGACGGGTGAAGCCACCTGGGTGGAGACTACATGATGGCTGATGAATTAACAATTGATGGTCTGATTAAGATGGGCGCGTTCACGGGCGCGCCCATCCAAAAGATCATCACATGGAAAAAAGGTGATACGGAGTTTTCAGCTATTGTTCATGTTCGGTTGCTTAGTTATCACAGCACTGTTGCGGAGCTGAATGCATTTTCAAAAGAGCATGCAGATGCTGTGGCCGGGCGCATCGCTGCCTGTATCTGTGATGTGAAAGGCACGCCCATTTTTACCCCAGGAGATATCACTGGGGAAGCTGATCCTGAACGTGGCCCCCTTGATGGGCAGTTGACTATTGCATTGCTGACTGTTATTGCAGAAGTTAATCGCCTGGGGGGATCACAGCCGGAGCTCAAGAGTTAACTGACCTCGATGAGTTCTGGCATGAACTAGTTTTGAATGGGGTCGGCGGTCGGACGATAGCTGAAGCAAAGCGCCGGATGTCTCATGTAGAATTTACGGGCTGGATTGCGTATCGGAGCAAGCGTGGCAGTTTGTTCATAGGGCGACGGATGGAACGGGCGATAGCATCGTGGATGTCCTTGTATGCGAATGCGCACAGCAAGAATGGCGGATATGACATGTATGATTTCGCGCCGCACGAAGAGGAGCCTGAATGGACCCTTGATCGCGCAAAAAAGGAGTGGAGTTAAATTATGCCGAACCTTGGGACATTGACCCTTGATCTGATCGCAAAGACAGGCGGGTTTACTGGCCCGCTCGATAAAGCCGGGCGCCATCACAAAAAGACTGCTAAACAAATTGAGCAGGAACAGAAGGCGCTGAATCAGGCATTTAAAACATCTATGGTGTCCATAGGCAAGTGGGGCGCTGCCACGGCTGTAGCGGCAGCGGCTGGCGCAATCGCAATGACCAAAGCAAGTTTTGCTGCTGCAGATGTTATCGGGAAAACGGCAGACGCGGCTGGAGTGACAACTGACTCTTTGCAGGAAATGCGGTATGCCGCGCAAATTTCTGGCATGTCGATTGAAGATCTCGATAAAAGTATCATGGGTTTTGGTAAACGTATCGGTGAGCTGCGAGCAGGTACTGGGTCATTATATACTATCCTTGATAAAACAAATAAAGCCTTTCTGGATCAGGTTAAAACGGCTCCTTCCGTAGATGCAGCTCTTGACATTGTTATGGGGGCGATGGCAGGAACTGCTGATGATGCAGATCGCGCGGCACTTGCTGTCGCGGCGTTTGGGCGCTCTGGACAAAAGATGGGCATTCTGTCGAAAGAATATAAAAATCTTCGTGTTGAAGCTCAAGAGCTTGGGCTGATTATTGATGAGCATTTAATTCGGAGCGCTGAAAAAACTAACGATCAGATGACTGCTTTGTCTATGATAGTTAAGACGCAACTGACGGCGGGAATTTTGGAGCTGGCGCCATATATCCAAGAGATAGTTTCAGACATGACTGATTGGGTAAAGAGCAACAAGGATTTTCTCTCCCAAGACATTCCGAATTATATCAAAAAGTTTGCGCAAGAGGTGCGGAGTTTTGTAAACTCTCCAGCCTTTGATGCATTCAAGAAGTATTGGGAGATCATCA